GGCGGGGGACGGGCAGCGGCATTGTTTCGCCACCGCCATAACACTTTCCCGCACGACCGCCCTTCTTCATGCCCTTCTCGGCAAGCTTACGCTCTGCCAGTGAAATGCCACGATCACGGCGAGCAATACGCTCATCGCCCATCTGCATAGCCTGACGATCACGGCGGCTTCCGCGATCAAATCGGCCACGCATGGCGTTTTCGGTATCTTCACGATCATCGTAAGCTTTGTCCAAATAGCGGCTCAATGCGCCGCCGCTCAACTTACCGGCGCGACCGCCCTTTTTCATGCCGCCGATGTGCTTGATGCCATCGCGCTCTTCGTTGGCTTCTTTGACGTTGCGGTTCACAAGGCTATTTGCCGTGATGGCGCGGCCACCCGACTTGCGGGGCTTGCGGTCAGCGCGGACTTTGCAAGCCTCGCCAGTGACCTTGCCGCCCTTCTTAAACTGACGCTTGGAGACAGGACGCAAGCCTGTCTTAACATCCGCGTTCAGTAATTCGGCTGGGGTCCAATCCGCAGAATCTACCCGTTCCAAAGGACGGGAAGCTCCAAGGCGGTCCGCCTTACTTTTCATGGCCGCACGGGCCTTTTTCGCCATCTCTGACATAATCGCTCCTGATCAGGTTCCGGTGCGTCCACCGAGGCTTAAGCCTTTTAGAAGGTTAGCATAAGTTTAGGATATGCAATAGGTGCTAGGCGGCTTCTTCCACGATGCCACCTTGGGCGTACTTGCGCTTCACGGCTACATTGTTGTGGTCGAAAACAACGTAGTTGCGGGTTGGCTTGTCAGTGGCACCGCGAGAACCAGCATCAAGATAGCGAATGCCTCGTATGCCTTTTTCAGAAAGATGATCTGTGACGTTTTTGGGAGAGCCAAGCCCACCCTCGTGTTCGCCGGAGAGCCAATGATAAATATCCGCTCCCCTCAAATCTTCCGGGTTTCCATCAAACATATCTGATGCCATTTGATGGAAATCATGACCAGAGCTTAAGAGTGCATTCTTAACGTGTTCAGATTGCTCGCTCAAAGGTGCGTCCCAATCAAGCATATGATTAGGGTGTGAATTGATGTGCACTTCGTACATATGACCGGGATGTTTTTGGACTGCTCTTACTTCATCATCATCGTGAATAAGCATGGAGCCATCATCAAAAACATAATGCATTTTGCCTTGATCAAATATTTGCTGCTCTGACCATCGCGCAGCCTCTTTCATATTCTCTGCAAGTTCTTCCTCGCTAGTGTCTTGGTAAAAATGGCGCGGAATGACGTATTGATCGGCCATTGTTTCGCCGCTGGTTTCTTCCTGCCTTCCAAGACGATCACGGTAATTTCGCGCTACATTTTCATTTCCGGCGAAATACAAACCGTGCCCAAAAGATTGGTTGCCTTCGCCCGTGCCGATCTTGCTGGTGTCAAACTGATCAAAGTCGTGCGGAGAGCCGTGATAGGCTGTGATGCCGTCTTCGTCGTCGGAGAGAGCGCCGCCGTCAGCTTTGGTGATGTCGGGATTGGACGGGTCAAACGTGCCTTGGTTGCCGGTCGCGGATTTGATCTGTGAAGGGTCGTAAACGCCAAGATTTTTTTCGCCACTCTCTTTCACATAAAAAGAGTCATGCCCCATTTCTTTAATGGCATTTTGTATTTTTGGATTTTCTATAGCTTCCCAATGTCCTTCACGAACATCATCCATTGAGTGAGCTAAAAAAGGATCAAATATTAAATCAGGGCCAAGCTTTTCGTACAAAGCTGCTATGTGCTTTTTATTCTCATAATCAAACGGTTTTTCTGCGCGCACATGAACAGGCATAACATTTGGAGTAATACCAGACCCTTCTCTAGGAACCCAAATTTTGTGTTTTTCATCCCAATCATGCCCAAATGCATTGATTGCAGCCAAGTGGTTTGCAAAGTCACTGTCTCGGGTCAAAAATATTGCATTTGCACGGCCCAGATTAAATGAGCCGAAATCTTTTATTGTACCGTGGAACCAACGGCTTTCTTTAATTTCCTTCGGCGTTTTGCCGTGGAAAGCTTTTAGGTTTTTAGCGCGGCTTTTGTCGTCGTGCGGGATGTAGCCTTCTACATCACCGCCATCGCGAAAGCGCAAACGATCATCGCTCATCGCATCCTCAATCTGATCTTGATAATCGCGATGCAACGGAATTGCGTTTGTTACATTCAGCGCAGGACGATTTGGGTGCTGTGCTTTAAGAGTTGTTTCATCTACTGGCTGAAGCTTTTGGGCAGTATCATGCCAAAGAATAACAGGCACACTTGTATGGCCCGCCGCAGCCAAAGCTGACATGCGATGACGGCCTTCATGATCAAAAATCTTCCCGTTCCTGACCCTTAGAAACGGAGATTGGCTTGTCTCTTTAAGTTTTTGCTCATCAAGATCGCCAGCGTCACTGGAGATTTGAGATTCTGTCGTTTTGTTCTTGGTAGTGGCCTTGAGAAAGTCAGATGGATTTACAAAAGCCACATGCCCTTTGGCTCGGCCATCATCGTAATGCGACCAATCCAACTCTCTCTTAATTCTCTCAGGCGACCAAGCAACCATCACTCATCCCCGTGGAAGATCGGATCGCCAGCCTCCGCTGTGCGGATGTGAACGCCGGGAATGTTCATGGCAGGGTGAACACGCATCATGCGGTCAGGGCTTGGAACCCCGCCACGAGCCATTGGCTCCTCTGCGCCCTTCTTCGGCTTCTTCGGCTTCTTTTCCTTCGACTTCACGCGATACAGGTCGCCGCTCTTGTACAGTTCCACAGTGCGTTTAGCTGCATCTTCGTAATCCGCTGGCTGTGCCTTCTCAGAAGCCACGCCGTACTTACCAAATAGCTCTTTCTCATGGAACCAAAGCGCGGCTTGGATGTCAGCAATGCTGATGTCGAGGCCATACTTCTGTTTCAGAAGCTTTTGAGCTGCTTCAGCCGTGTCTTGCTGGAAAGAACGCTCGACATCGCCGCGTGGAGCATCTTGCGTGTTCTCGCGGTTCTCAATCCAGTTCTTGGCGCGGCGTTTAACGTCAGATTTTTCTTTATAGTTACCCTTACGGAAACTTGCTTCGGCATTTTGAGCAAATTCCAGCATCTTTTCAGGGTCATTGATCAGATCATCAAACTCTTCAGGCTCGATGTTCTTCATATCGTTGCCGTAAGCCCACTCTTTTGGCTCACCATCCTTTATTTGCATCTTGCCGCCAGACACTTTGTAAGGATTTTGCTGCTCAAACGGGAAACCGTTGTGGTGATAGTACTCGGCTTTCATCGCATCGCGCAGATCTTGGTACTGTTTGTTCTCTGCTTCCGGCGTATGAATAAAATTATGGCCCAATAGGCGGTTCCAAGTGCGGCTGAACCAGAGATCAGCAGTCAAAGTGGAGTAATCACCGCGCAGATTGTTGATGAACGATCCAATTTTAGGCCCAAACACCGTCCAGCCAGTGACTTTTTGGTCTTTTCCGCCTTGCATCTTTAACGGTTTGCCATCAGGACCATACAAATCCTTGTTTTGACGCAAAACTTTGTTCCATTCGCTGGCAGTTTTAGTCTGATTAAACAAGTCACGCATATTATCGTAACCGTTCGTGTCAATCAGATGCCGGAACTTGTCGATATTCTGCTCAATAGCCGCTGTTTTGCTGCCAAAAGAACCTTTTAGCTCAGACAAAGCCTCTGGCAGTGTCTTACCTTGACGAATTTTGTCGTAAACACGCGCAGTGTAGATGCTATTTTCGTAAACATTGTTCCCCTGCGAAGTCATGCCAAGGATGGCGTGGAACAACATTTGAGAATCTTTATCAGTCTCAAGCTCTGGGAAGATTTCCGCGTAACGGCCCATCGCTTTTTTCAGCGCAGCGTCATACCAGCCAATGGCTGACTTGTCGGAATTTGCGACATGGAATGAAACTTCCTTTGCAATATCATCTGCAATGCGCTTCTTAACTGCATCGCTATGGTCGCCCGGCTCAATCTGACCCTTGCTTGCAGCGCGATTCTGCAATGCCTGAAGAACGTCAGTCACCATTGCCTGACCGCGATTGCCGGTCGGCACGACATCCAGTTCTTCTTGGCCGTTCATCAAAGGAACAGTCGTCCGATCATCGACCTTTCTACCGCTTGGGTAGAGCGATTCACGAACGTGCGTGGTCTCTTCAGGTGTTAAGCCGTAGGTTTGCGCGAGCCTTTCGGGCGAGAGGCGGTAGCCTTCCGCTGCGATTGCTTTGGCGTATGGCGCAAGAACATGACTGACGATCCCTCGGAATAGATCGGGTGATCTTTCGGTGCTGGCAGGAAGCCCATCGCCGCCGCCTTGGCCTCCAAAGATGCCAGAGAAATAGTCTTTCGCATTGATTAAATCCCCTTCAGTACGGGCGTGGTATCGTTCATTCAGTTTGTTGGTATCAGCAATTCGTTTAGTCTTTTCGAGGAAATCATCATATTCCTCTTCGGGACCAAAGTGCAAGAACTTAGCTGCTTTGCCGTCACCCGTAACGGTGAAATCAAGGCCTTCTTTGCGGGCGCTGTCATGGATAGCGTCAATTTGTTGACGGTTTAACTTCTTACCCGTGCCAGCCAACAGTGCCAGAGTGCCTTGTTCCGCATCTGGATTGTGCTTCACATGGACCGTTGCGTCCTGCTGGAACCCGAACCCGAGGATGTGAGCCAGTTTATTGGCCTGTTCTGGGGTCATATCAGGGTGCTGGAGGATGAAGGATGGCTCCATTTCGCCCATCCATGTCCCTACCGTGGGCATAACTTTCAGCCCGCGAAGCCCGACATGCTGCTCAATCAGGTCTTGGAAGTTTTTATTCTGGAAGATCTTGCTGGCGTGTTCCGTCAGCTTGTTCATCCGTGGTTCGTAAAGCGCAGGATGCTGAACCGGCGGCGGCAGCTTGGCCCCCAACAGGTTTGGCGTAGCTGGCGACCAAGGATCTTTGGCGCTGTCGTCAACTGGCGCATTAGGATCAAATTGGAAACCTGCTTCTGGATGGATTGTTGGACCACCGCCTTTACCGGGCCGAGGCGATACGATCACGCCGGGCTGGTTTTCTTGCTCAAAGGTCTTAGCCAAGCGGGCAGATGCGGGGCGAGCCGCAATGGTTGCCCTCGCCAAAGCCACAGGATCGTTGGGGATTGGCATCGGCTGCGGGGCAGCTTGTGGCATACCTCCGTCAGCGTAACCCCTGCTGGCAGCGCCGTATTGCCGCGCCAGACGCAAAGCGTCCTGAATGATCCGTGACCGAGGGTCCATGATTAACGTGTCCGCAGCATGTGGTGGATGATTTCGAGAGCCTTCATGACCACAGCATCTTTGTGATGCTTGCCACCAGCGACACCGCCGTGGGCCATGCCTTCTTCCTGCTTCTTCTCAAACATCTCAGGACGTTCTTTGCGAAGAGCAGCATCAGCGCGGAAGAACGCAGCAGCGTCATCTGGATTTGCGTTGGCGCGTTCCATCAACTTGGCGGACGACATGCCAGCATATGGGTCAGATGGCATGAAGCGGGCGTACCAAGGCTCTTGCGCTTTTTGAGCGGTCTGAGCAGGTCCAGCATTTTGCGCTCGCGGAGCCGGACGGCTTCCACCGGCAGGAGCTTTATACGGAACATTAAATACATCGTTGTAGTCGCCGCCTTGCGAATTATAGGGGACGTTAAAAACGTCATTATAATCGCCGCCCTGCGTTGTTCCTGTCGATGTTTCAGCAGCCGCTGGAGGTGTTGTGACTTGCATCGCACGGGCAACTACAGGGTTGTCAGAAATTGTACGCCCCATGCTTGCGCCCGATGCCGGATCAATCATGGTTTCGGAATCTTGCGGGGCAGCAACGGTACCTTCGCCCTTTTCACCGCGCTGATAAGCAAGAGCTGTAGGAACACCAACAGCGCCCGCGCTACCAGCCATGATCGAAGCAACAGGCGCTTCCGCCACGTTGAGGACCGTAGCACCGGCAGGAACAGCCTGACCCGGCGCAAGCTTGATGATCTGGCCTTCCGCCGTGCGGATAACGGTTGGCGCGTTCGCAGCCACGTTTCGCATTTGGCCGGTTGATGTACGCATCAACTGCTTTGTGCCAGCCGTGTCCAAACCACGAATGGTTTGCATGGCTCGCTGGAGAAGATTTCCGCCAGCCATTGCGCCAGCGCCTTCAGCAAGTGCGCCAGCGCCCTGCGTCCCCATCGTGGTCAAAACCTGACGGGTGTTTGTGCGAGCAGCCTGTGCAGCACGGGCTTCAGCGTCAGCAGGGTCCATGCCCTTGCTGATGAGGTAATCGCGCATTTCCTCTTTGGATGGGAGACCGAAAGCCATTACTGCTGCCCTCCTTCGGGCGTTTGATTGAGTATGCCCATCTCTTGCAAGACAGGCTCAACAAGCGGGGCGACAAGCGGGACGCTCTCGGGGTGAACCGCGAGGTTCTGTGCAAGGTCGATGAGCTGGATGCGTTCTTTTGCGAGACGATCCTTGCGCTTTTCTTCGAGCGAACCAGCAGAGATGCCCATCTCGTCCTCAAGACGCTTCATCTGCATCTGAAGGTTCGCCAATTTAACTTGCCCGTCGATCTGCTTGGCCTCTGCATCCGCTTGAGCGCGAATCATATCGGCCTGAGAACGTGTTTGCTCGCTCTGCATCTTGGACTGAGCTTGCAGCAATTCCGGCGGCGGGTTGCCTTGCGCCGATGCTGGCACCATGAATTGCTCTGGGTTTGACCAGCCAATGGTCTGAAGCGCCTCAATGTCGATAGCAATCGGATCGTAGAGCGATGGATTGCCCTGCTGGAGCTGCTTCAGCGCCATCACCTTCATGATGCGCTGCGTGTGGCTGGCTGTGTTTGGATCAGCCTGTGGCACCAGCTCGCAATCGTTGAGCGCCTGAATAAGCGTCTGTTCGTTCCACTTGGTTGTCGGGCGCTTGTTGCGCTCCCAGAAGCTTTCTGGATGCTCGCGGAAGCACCGAACCAAAAGCTGGAACTCTTCAGCCTGTGACGCGTGCATACGTTTATGCACCGAGTTCAGGATCTTCGTTGCCTGATCAATCAACGCAATTGTCGTGCCGACCGGCGCATCAGCGCGGCCTTCGCCCACAGCCATTTCAGCCGTGCCGCCAACACGCATCCCTGTTTGGGCCATGTTGTCAACGAGGTTCATCAAGGCCGGTGCAGCGCCAGTGTTGTATGGCAGCGGCATGATAGCCTGATTGATCGGCATACCGTTTGTCTTGACCAGCGCACCGCCGCCCGGAGGGACGCGGAAGATGTTTGTGTTCTGACGCGCACCCGTATCGGCCAGCAAGAAGCCGGGGAAGTTTGCGTACATGCCGGAGTCAAGCAGCTCGCGCCACGCAGCCGTGATGGCGTTCGTGGTATTGCCGAGGATGTGCAAGAGACCGATGTCGTAGAAGCCAACGCCCGGCACAAACGTGTACTTGACGAAGTTCTGGCGAGCCATCGGAAGCTGATCTTCTTCTTCGTCGTAGTTGCGAACGATCGACAAGATCTGCTTGGTCGAGACATCGATGGTCACGCGGTAAGGGATCTCAAGGCCGCTTTCCTTGCCCTTCCACTTATGCTCGAAGCCAGCGATATCCAGCTCGCAATAGCATTCGTAGATCTGACGATCCCTATCCAGAGGGTTCATTGCCGAATCCGCAACGCCCTCAATGGCATTCTTCTCGCGCTTTGCAGCATCAAGATCTGGATCGGTCGGCGTGCCGAGATCGATGTCGCGATAGACACCAAGGATCTGGAGACGCTTCACCGTAGACGGGCGCAGAAATACGCGATGCGTAATGCGCTTGGCATTGCCGAGATCGGTGGCTGCGTTGTTCACGATCAGGTTTTCTGCATCAACGCTTTCCGAAACAGGACGGTTCCGCAGCGGGCAGAAATAAATTTTCTTAAAGCATGTGCCGCCGAAGCCCAGCATCAGCAACATGCGATCGGTGTCGGGATAGTATTCGCTCGCCACCGCTGTCAGGTAATGGTTGAGATCTTTCTCCAAGCAATTTGCAAGGTGATCTTGCTGCGTGGTCGATCCCATCGAATCATCGCGGACCTTCACAGGCCCATCGGTCGGCAACATCTCTGATCTGGCATTGGCCTGAAAGCGCAGCACGGCTTCCAGCAGCAATGGGTGTCTAACTTTTGACATCCCCTCGACAGGTGCGCCGTCAGCGGTTCCCTGAACGCCGGGGATCTCAATCTTCAGGCCCAGAAGCTTCAGCCCTTGGGCACGATCCTCAATCCAATCTGTGCGGCTCTGGATGTCGTCTTCGATGCCTTGGACGAGATCGTTGCCGATGCGGTTGAGTTCCCCATCATCAATTTCATCGACAAGGTTGCGGAACCATTCCTTGGCTTGTTCTGCTTCGCTGGGGCCGTCAATCGGTTTGCCATCCAGAGAAATAGTAATGGACCCATCGGGATGCTCAATCTTGAGGATGTTGCCCTTCTCGTCGGTCTCGGTCGTCGGCTTGCCTTCGTCAATCTGCACAACGAGGTCTTCACCGCCCAGACTTTGCTCAGTCTCAGGCATGGCTTGGCGGATATTTGGCACGAGACCGGGGGTCAGCGGCATGATCAATTCCCTTCGGCGGGCAGCTTTTCCATCTCGTCTACGAAACGCCGGATGCCCTCTTGGGCCGCTAGTGTATCGGATTTCGCCTGTATTTCATAGGTGCGCGTGTAGTCGTAGGGCGGCTTCCCCCAGACCTCGACATGGAACAGCCCCAACCCCTTGGGTGTAGAGGGCTTCACAATATCAACAACGGCATTTGCCAGAACCTGAACCATCTTATTCTCCAGTTATCGGTCCGTTTGGCGGTTGTGGAAGCCTCCCCCGGCTTGACCTGCACCGAGCGGCCAACCCTTCCCCGCCACGGACCAACAGCGGTGGGAGAATTATAGCACAGGCTTTGGTTTAGGAGGAAGGTCGGGCAGATCGGCCCAGTGAGTCGGGTCGGTTACAAACCAATTGTCCCGATCCACGAAATACCAATGGCCTCCCATGTTGGGGTGCTTGTCGCTGACGTTAAACCAAGCCCCGATAACATAGAGGTGGCTGATCGGCTTGTTCTTGGTTCGCTTAAAACCTGTCAGCAACAGCCATGTGCCATCCATTGGCGCGGTGGCGATAGGCTCCCATTTCATTTTGGCCCCTCGGGCAATGGCATCCAGTGCGTGGCCCAATCGGAAACGTGCCAGCAGGTCCAGTGGCCTTCCTCATGCGTTGGATAGGGCCACCAGCCGCAAACCCAGAAGTATTCTTCGCCGTCATCATCCTTGCCATAGGTGAGGATCTCACGGCCATCTTTCGGTGCAGTCTCAATAGGTTGCCAATTCATCTCAATCTCCATTGTTAATTGCGCTACGCCCCGTTATATGAATGCATGAAGCCTAAGCTCCTTCAGTTGCTCATAATTCATGTAAAACTCCGGGTCTCGCGGAGTGACCATGAACCGTTTGCGCGTATCAATATTAAACACGCCTTTTGATGGTTCGTAACCCTTGGTTACAGGACCACGTTCCGAATAAGCAGCGGCATGGCTTGGCGCGACAAAGCGCATAGACTTTTCCTGATCTCTGTTCTCGACCACAGCATTCTCTATGCCGGACAGCAATCTGATTGCTTGCTCATACTGGTCCATGAAATCAACGCTCACGAAAGCATCGGCTCGCGCTGCGTCTTGATAAATGCGCCGCTCAATAACTTCGTTTGTCAGAATGTCGGTGCCCCGCACCAGCATGTAAGGATCAAATGCAAACGTCTTCACGGGCATGATGTTGCAAGCTTGGACCAAGGCTGGTGCTGCAAGCATCGACAAAAATGACCGGCGACTGAGGATCGTGGACATATCGTTCTCCTGTTCAGGAAAGTATAGCTCAGACTTTACACTGCGTAAAGCGGTGACGGTGGCGCACCGCGATGTTGCATCTGATCTTCGACACGCGATGTCCATTCGGAGCCACGCACCAACATGCCCATCTCACGCAAGTGTCGCACAGCCATGCTGACCGTATCGACCAAGTCGTCATGCTTGCCCTTCGGGAACACGGCGCACTGCTGGATGACCATATCTGCCCACGAATAATTGGGAGCGTAGATCAAGCCTTCTGCGAACAGATGCTGCACAGCATAGAGCCGACCCAGCTTGTCGTTGCCTTTCGGATCTAAGAGCTGCACGCTCCAATCCTCATGCCCATACAAGCGACGAAGCTCCTGCGCCACGCTGTGACCGGCAGCTTTGTTTTCGATCACAAGCTTATCAATGCGCCATTCGCGGGCGCTTGCAGCTACCTTCTTGACGAGGTCATGAAGCTCCAGCCGTTCCTGCCATGCGTGGACCAGCATGATCTTGGGATGCTCTTCGGTGTAGGTTCTCCGCACCATGCTGACGAGATCGCCACCCTTGGAGATCTGCCGGGTTGCTTGCGCCACCTGCTCGCCGCCCGAGTACACGCCCCAGATCGTCAGGGCTGAGAAATCGTTTTCACTCTTGGTCGTATAAGCCGTGTCCAGCGAAGCCATCAGGTAATCGAAAGGCGGGTATGATTCGCGCTCCCAGAGCTGCCACCATTCGCGCTTGATGACACCACCACCACGAGGCTGCGGTTCCTGCTGAAACTGACCGGCAACCGCGTAAGGCCCCATCACGCGCTCATCGCGCTCGACAATCGCCAGCGGGAAACGCTCGGGGAATAGCAGCTCGCCTTCGTCCTCACGCGGATCTTCGTAGCCAAGCTTGGTCGGCATGGCTCGGCTGGGATCGTACCGCATCGGCAGCATGATGTGATCGTAGCCAAGATCCTTGTCGAGGATCACGCCCGAGATGTCGTCCTCGTGCAATCTCTGCATGATGACCACGATCACGCTCTTGATCGGGTTGTTCAGACGGGTCGGGATGGCCTCAAGAAACGTGGTCACCTCGGTCTCGCGCTGCACTTCCGAGCCAGCCGAATCTACGCTGTGGGGATCGTCGATCAGCACCCTATCGGCACGAAGACCCGTCAAGCTGGTGATCGATGTGGCGATGCGGAAGCCGCCAGCTTTGTTCACGAAGTTCAGCTTTTCGTTCTGATCCTTGGACAGCTTCACCCTGTCGCCCCAGCGGGCCTGATACCATTCGGACAAAATCAGATCACGCATCCTGCGCGAGTCGCGGGCTGACAGGTTCTCCACCTTGTGCGCGGCGCAGAGATAGCGCAGGTGCGGCATGTTCCTCGGCCCCCATTCCCACGAGGGCCAGAAGACGTTGAGGATCAAGCTCTTTGCTGTGCCCGGCGGGATGTTCACCAACAGGCGGTTGTAGAGTTGTCCGTTATCAAGTTCCACGCCATCCGTGATCGCTTCCAGATGCTCGCAGATAAAGTCGATATGCCAGCCATGAACATATGGCGCTCCCGGCTCAATGACATGCCAAGCATAGCGGATGAAAGCCGCAAGGCTCTCCTCACACTCGGCCACCTCAATGGCCTTCAGATGCTCTTCTATGTCGATCTCGCCGTTGAGGTCGATCATTCTTTTCCCTCTAAAGCCTTGCGAGCCACTTCGCGGGCGGTGTCAATCGGCACCATACCAAATTCTGGGTCAGGTTTCATGTCCTTGATTTTATGCAGGGCATCGGAGAACCGCCATGCGTGCTTGGCAGC